GTGGTGAGCGAGTTCCCGAGTGTGAGAAGATACTTGGAAAGGATGGCATCGTTTTCCGAGGAATGTGTAAATCAGACAAGTGCAAGGAACTCCCTCCGGGGGGAAACCCATTCATGTTTATTCTGAGTAAATCTGAGGAAGAAGAATGATCTACTCCTGTTCTCTATGTGCGTACTATACGACTTCCCAGTATGCTCTGGACAAACATTGGGCTTCACACCTACCTATACCGGACTGATTACACCACTGAGCCCCATGAGCCCGCACCCATGAGTATCTCCTTGTTGAGATTCGGATGGGCTCCGGGTATTCCTGCTACGGCTGCCTTGTACGCTCTGGTTTCATCGAGACCTCCTTCCCATCTGTCTTGGGGATCCACGATAGCCAGAAGAGGGGCCCCAATCAAAACTCCTTTTGCTACGGCGAACAAAAATCCCCATCTATACCCGATTCCAAATGCGGCTGCCCACACTGCTCCTTCGGGAATGTTGGTTGGATCGAGAGCCGCAAGAGCAGCGTATTCAAACATAGCTCTAGTAAATCCCTCAATCGGCATTTCCTTGATGGGCTTGTCCGGATAAGTGGTGGTGACTGTGGCCCCCCCATGAGAAGTAATTGGGGACCCCTTCCAATCTACTGGAAACGATGAGGCGGTTGAAATTAGACCGGGGACTAAAGGTTGAGACATCCACAACCAAGCGTCATCTTCACGCTTCTTCTTAGCCATCACAGTTCACCTTGCAGGACATGCGACCTGCGTAGGCGCTCAATCCAAACGAGGTCTTTCTCTTTGGCCGTGATTCCTTGAATAACTAAGTTCGCTGGATACAACCCCAGACGAGACGGTACGCCACCAGTCGAGAAGACAATGAGTCTAGTCCAATGTAGTTTTGAGGTAGCAATAGGATTACCCGAACCAAATGTGGCTGTATCAGTAGTAACATACGTCCCCGGTATCTGAGCGTTCTCTGCATAAGTTCTGGATTGGCCGTAGACTATCATCTGTTGATCCAAGGTACTAGGTCCGGGAAGGAATCCCGGGACAGAGGGGAAGAACGCCATCTCATCTAAGTTGAGGCCCCGAGTGGAGAGGATGTCATATTCCCACACTAAGGGGAAAGCGTTAGAGGGAATAGAGATGGGAGTTCTCATCTTCTGGATGTCTACCCCTTGGGTGAAGAAGGTCAAGTCCTCCATAGTATATCCTTGTAGGTCAATGTAACCTCTATGAACGACTGCCCCCGTATTTATCCCTTGCACAATAGTCTCCCAGCCGTTAGTAGCTAGTATTGATTCAAGGAAACCGCTTCCATCGACTGTGATGTCTACATCACTACCATCGACTTGCTTAAGCAGTTGGCGAGGTGTAATTTCTTCGGGCATTTATTTCATCCTCTTTGCTTTTGCATGGGCCTTCTTGGCTAACTGAGCGAACGGTGTCCTTGGGTGCTTCTTCTTGAGTGCCTTGTAGGCCTTGGCGTACTTCTTGTTGTATGCTGATGCCTTGCGCTTGACCTTTCCTCCCACTGTCTTAGCGGCTCGGCCTGCTCGTCGAATTCCTCCACGTACCAAAGGACGACATGCTCGCTCAGCAAATGCAGCCGCAAGTAGGGGATCAACTCCCTTCTCTTCAAGCGCCTTCTGGGCTAATCCGCAAAGAGCCACGGCTGCCGAGTCGGTGAGAGCATCCATAGGGAGCCCTCAGTTGTCAGCCGCCGTTGATTGGATAGCCACTGCCATCCAGTCCTTGGTTGATAGTTTGACCACTCGGCAACGGATGCGGGCTGTGACATATACAGCAGAACCTGCGTTAGTTTTGCTGACATCGTTTCCCGCAGTGATGTAGAGCTGATCATTAACGACGATGAACATGTCTGAGAGGCCAGCCGGGCCGAAGTTGTCGGGATAGAGATCAGACATGTGGGAAGCGATGTTATTTGTTGCGTCAATGTTCATTGTACCTGATGCAACTAGACTCTGGTCATCTGCCCGAACAAATACACCACCGGGGTTTAGATCTGTAACTTGAATCCCAAGACTGCCATTACCGATCAACATGCTACCGGCATCCCCACCGTAGTCACTGCTCACTTGGTAGATGAAGTCTACTTGGTCGATTGCGATTGCCTGCCCCGTTGGAACATTCACGTAAGCCGAGAGGTCCAGAGTTCCAGTCACTCTGCCTCCTATGGCTGTGTTCGCCGGTAGGGTCACCGTCTCGTTCAAGTAAAAACTGCCAGTCTTTGCTGTTGCCATATCTCCGCTGATGCGTGGTCGGTGTAAATAGTTCACTATCCCCTTACGTGGCTTCGTTGTACGCAACGCCTATGGACTATCCCCTGCCTGCGATGCAGGCGAGGGTGCCAGTGCGCACTACAGCGTTGCTCGTGAAATTGAATGTAAATGAGGGACTGCGCTCATGCGCAGATTGCCTATAGTAACAATTATTAGCAACTAACGAGTCGACGGCTCATGCCAGTAGTGTCAGTGAGCCTGAGTGATATGGGATATGAAGGATATGCGAACCTTCCGAAGGGGTCCAGAAGTAAGGTTATCGATAAGTTATTGAGAGATTATGCCTTGAAAAGCAACTTCACCGTGCATCATGGTGAACATATGTCGGTCCAGCAGGTCTTCGAGCGTCAGAAGTACCTAGAGATGACCATTGAGACCTTCGGGAAGCAGATTAAGGATCTAAAGAAGGAGTTGAAAGAATGACCCCGGCGCAATCCTTCACTGCTGAAGACTGGTATGAGAACGGCCCCCCCTGTTTGAATTGTGGTGAGCGAGTTCCCGAGTGTGAGAAGATACTTGGAAAGGATGGCATCGTTTTCCGAGGAATGTGTAAATCAGACAAGTGCAAGGAACTCCCTCCGGGGGGAAACCCATTCATGTTTATTCTGAGTAAATCTGAGGAAGAAG